CATACATATCTGTTTCAAAACCTAAACCAGGATTAGAAAGACTGCCCTCAGGTTTTATTGTAGCGCCACCTATAGTGAATGAAGGGTCTAAAATATTAAATCCAGTATTTACGTTTGGTGATTCTCCTTTCTTTAAATTATCATAGTAGGCATTAAATCCTCCCGCTGGATCATCCTCCATAAGATTAAAGACATTATCCATGCCTCCTTGTCCTATGTTAGAGCCAGTTATATTTCTAAAACTATCTAACCCAACCCCGTAAAAAGGAGTCGATTGACCACCACTTGCGCCTGATCCTGTTTCACTAGGTGGTGCCAAAACAATACTATCCATATTGTTATTATTGTCATTACCGCCGCCACCACCAGTATCTGGTGGAGGGGTTGTAAATCCTGCTCCAGAAGGGTTGCTTGTAGGTTGAAATGCAGCTCCACCCATACCTGCAGGACCTATGCCTGAGGTAGGTGGAGCATTTTTTGTTTTTAAATATGCTGATCTAGCGTCTACCATTAACCTATCATTGATTGTAATACTACTATGACGATTACGGCAACGATACCAGCTTTAATCCAGTCTTTCATTCCCCAATCAGACCACTCTTTCAAGTGTGCCCATAAATCTTGTAATAACTTCATATAACCTCCTAATGTATTGTTGGTTTACTAGGATGAAAATCATCTACCATAGATAAATTTTGAGCTAATTGCTCAAAAATCATATTGGTTTGTTCCACCCCTAAGTTAGTTAAGTAAATGTTTCTTACCACAGAAACCAAAGCCGCGCAAAATAAAAGTTGGTCGTCAGAACTTGCCGTAACTTCATCTACTAAAGCTTCTACATCCTGTATGTAATACTGCAGTTTCTTTATGTTTTTATTTATCATTTCTCTTTGCTTGTTCTCTTATAAGCTCCATGTTTCTTTTCAAAGCAGCTTCTTTTTCTCTGCTTTGTCTATCGCTTTCTGTTTTCATTAACTCAAGGCCAGCATCTATTTCAAGTTTATCTCTATCGATATCTGTTCTTTGAGCTTCTGATTGTTGTTTCATAATAGTTTCTGCAGCACGTAAGTCAATCTCTTGTTGTTTTAGTTTAATCAATGGATCCTCTACTTCTTTGACTCTACGTTTTTCTTCTTCAAGCATTTCTTTTACCATAGCAGACTCTACTGTAGCTATTTTTGATTCTTTTTGTGTCATCAATTGTTTTTGTGCAGCTTCTACTTGTGGTGCCATTTGTGGATTCTGTTGTGCTTGTTGCATCATCATTTGAAGTTGTTGTGTTTCTTTCATCATTTCTTGTTCTACTTGTTCAGCAGCCATTAATGCAATGTGTTCTAAAATGTGTGATTCCATCATTGCGTACAATTGAGGATTTATTTGAACCATTCTTGTTGCAATAAAATCAGCGTGTGTTTTCATATGTTCCATGTGATTTTGTTGAGGAAAAGCTTTTGGTTGTGTTCCTCTCATAGCCAATGCATTTTCCATAGCAGGACTCATTGGTGCTGGAGTATTTGGATCTGGTTTCAACAATGCATCTACATTGTCAACGCCCATAGCCATATACATTCTTCTATATGCTTCTCTTAAATTATGCATTTGTGGATTTGATTGTGCTAATTGTAATTGTTGCTGTGCCAACATAATACGTTGAGACATAGAGAATATATTTGGATCACTAATAGGTATTATGTCCACTCTATCATCAAAGTCTTTTACTTTTATCATTTGATTACCACCTATGACCTGGTATGGATATTCAGGTGGTAAGTAAGATTGAAAAACCGATGCTAATAAATTAAATTCTGTTTTTTGTGCATAGTGTAATCTTTTGTGTATTGCACTCATAACTTTTGTGCCACGCTCTAATAATGCAAGAGTTGTTCCTACAGGATTTTGTTCATTACCTTCACCCATTTTCATATCAGCTATTGCAGCAAATGATTTACCTGCATCAACAGCAAAACCTAATAGTTGAAATAAAGTTCCACTAGGTTCTTTGTATGGTAGTGGTAACAAAGATTCTTTTATTGATGTACCTGTTACATCTACATCTCTAAACTCCCCTGGTTGTAAAGGATTATCATGATCACGTATACGCATACCACGTGCTTTAAATCCTGCTGGTAGATTGGCAAGAGTTCCTGCATCAATTAACTGTCGCAAAACACTTGTTGCAGTTCTTGACAATCCACCTAACATGTGGATCAAGCCAAATCCATAAAAGCCTAATCCGGGGAGGAACTTGTAATGTACAAAGTATTGTTTCTTTTTTCTTGCACTATCTATTTGATCAAAGTTTCTTCTAATAGACAACACTTCTTCTGAGTCTTTATCTATCGTAACTATGTATGGTAACTTAATACCATTTTCATCTTCAAAGCCTGGTATATCCAAATCACAGTGCATTTCTAAAATTAAATGTTCATCGTCATCACCAGTATATGATGGTTCAACACCATCTAATTCATTTACTTTTTCTTTTACTTCAGATGTGTCTACACTTCCTGAACTTACTTCAACGTCTCTGTAAAAACCACTTACTTGATTTTTTCTAAGTTCATTACCATTCATTTTGATGCAATGTGTAACTCTAGACGCTGTTTCTAAATCAGCTGCAAAATAATCTATAACTAAATCTTCTCCAGAAACAAATTTGGAAACTGCTCTACCTAATTGCCCGTCATAGTAAACTTTTTTAAATGCAGAACCTGCTAATGGTAAATAAAATAATAATTGATCTAATTCAGGATCATATTCTTTCATGACATTCATTATTTGATAATTCATAAAATCCTTTACACGTTTAGCTTGATCTTCTACTGGTGGTGTTATTTCACCAACTATTTGACAATTAACTGGTCCGTGTGGAGGCAACATTTCTTTATAAGCTTGTGCTTGAAACTGTGTGACTGATTCTGCAAGTAAAGGATGTACTACGCCACTAGCTCCTTCAAAAGGTTGTGTTCTATCTTCATACTTGAAACCAAGCATGTCTAATCCTTTTATATACGTGTCTTCCCAATCCTTTCTAGATTCTTTATCGCTTTCATAGTAATTTAATAAATCACCAGTTAGTTTTCTAAGATCATCCTCTTCTAAAAACTCAGCCAGGTTAGCATCGTGCTCTGTTGGCTGTTGCATCATTGGTTCTTCTGGTATTATTGCTGACCCATCTTCTTGTAACTCAAATTGCGGGTCAAATGCAACTCCTTTATCAACAGTTACTTCTGTTCCTGTTGGTTCTAATTCTAATCCTAAATTCAAAGCTTCAAGAGCTTTGTCTACATTGTTTTTACTTTGATCTGCCATTTTATGTTAAAGAACTCACTATTGGTTGAAATGAACTACGCACTAAACCTCCATCCTTATAAGCTGATATACCTCGATCCATTTTAGACGTAGATGGTATTATACCTTTTTTATCTTTTAAAAGCAATACAGGAATACTGTCACGTGGATTACCTTTTGCATCCACTATAACTGTTTCATCATACTTTGCACCTGTTTTTTTAGATATCTTTTTCATTTGTGGTATCATTATGTTTTTGTAAAAACCTGTTTTTTCTTTTCCTTTAATATCTGCACTGGCAATGGCAATACCATCATAATCACCACTTTCTTTTGCTGCACGAAGCAAATATTGCATAATAAATCTACCATGATCTTTTGAATCAGCGAAAGGACCTTCTGGTATGTCAGATCTGCTTTTATATTTTTTACCACCAGGTTTTAATTGTTTTGATTGATCAATTAGCTTTTGTTGTTGTGCTCTCAAATTACCAAGATTAATACCGCCTTTGTCGTCTATCTTTTTTTGTAAATCTGCCAAAGATTTCTGTATTCCTGTCATTTTTTGTGTGTCAGGGTCAAAAGAATCACTTCTTGGTGCATATCCTTTATCATAACTACCCTTACTACGTGCTCCTGCATGCATATCTGACTGTATTTCTTCTACAAACAGTAATTTACGTCCATATTCGTCTGTTCTATCGGAAAAACGCACCCAAACAAACATATTGTCCGGTCTTTGTCCTCCAAAATCGTGTCCTTGCCTGTAAATTGGCTCACTTTCACGATATTTTCCTGGTTTATACGAAAATAACACTTCTTGATAGTTTCTACCGCCAGAAAGTGTTTGATCTCCAGCATGCATTGGCTTTCCTTGGGCATTATATTGAATTCCTTTTTGATTTAAGAGGTCATCAAAGACTAAAGCTGTCTTTTTTGCCATAAAAGGCAATTGTTTTGCTGGATCTAGGCCTTTTCCTATAATTTCATCAATACCAAACTCATCTTTGAACCCTTTATTAATGATTTCTTTTAATCTTACCATCTGTGGCCCTGTTGGATTTTGTAAATCCATCTTAGTCATTGTTTGATATACGTTTCTTAGTATTTTTCTTGACCCAATGTCCATGTAAACAGGTGGATTTCTTAAAGTGTCTTGCACAAAACTAGCAGTATCCTTGACTAATCGTTTTGAATCACGCCATCCTAGTATTTTTGCTTGAATTTGAGGTGCAAATTCTTCATATTCTTCTAATAAATCTGCTTTTTTTATCTTCACTCCACCATTCATTGACAAATGAAAGCCTAATGATGTGTCTTTTAGCTCTGTATCACCAACTCCTCGTTTTTTTAAGTAGTTTAACCACTGTGATCCAGTCATAATATTCTGTTTTGCCTCTGCAATCTCTTCTCTAGACTTCCAAAACATAGCAGGTAAACGAACTTCTTCTGATTGTGCCACACCAGTAGACATTCCTGGTTGACCTTTTGTAAATTCTTTTGCTTGTACAGGTGGTTTTGTACCTACAGTGTATTGATTTCCTGGAAATCTATTGTGAAATATATCATCTTTTATAAAATCTTTAGCTGCTTTTTCACTTTTAAAATCTTTGATTGGTAAACCAGCTTCATCAAAAACAGTGTATGTTTTTACTCCAGCTTCATCCAAAGCAGTGAAAGGTTTTTCTGGAGGTGGTAATTTTGCTTGTCCTTTGGATATTGGTCCAAGTGGTTTTGCTGCTTCCAATCCTTTTGTCAAAGAACCTACAGTTTTTAACTTATTAACAATACCACCTATGTTGTATCCGTGCAATGTACCTCCTCTAAATTGATTTTCAAAATCAATTTCTTCTTTTATTTTTGCAACTAAAGATTTCGGATCATTTCTTAAAGTACTTAAACTTCCTCGTCTTAAATTATCTCTTATTGTAAAAAATATTTCATCTACTTTTTCTTCTGGTACACCTTGTTGAATTAAATCATCTTGAATTCTATTATTTATAGTTGTGGTTAAATCATCAAGAACACCACGCATATCATAGAAACCCATTTTTTCTTCCTGAAAGAATCTTGGACCTTTGTCCATTTTCATCTCATCGAGTTCTGATAATAACTCTTGTTTAATTTTTGTATCAGCAGACATATCCGCGGCTCGCGCTAAAGTAGTCGCGGCTCGTTTGCCTTGTTCAATGTCAGTACCAGTATCTTTAAATAATTGTTTGATGTCTTTGTTTTTAATATTTGCTTCACGCATCTTTTTTATAAAATCTGCAACCTCTTGTCGTTTATCATTTTTTATATCAAAGATAGAATCTGTTTCACCTTTAGGGAATAGCGAACCGAGGCCTTCTTCCTTAGTTCCAAATTTTTCTGTTAGTTCTCCAAAAGACTCATCACCTCTTAATTTTACACCACGCTGTTGTTCTACCAAATCTGTAAAAGGTCTTGTAGGTAAAATAGTTTCTGCAATATCGACACCTTCGTCTGCTGCTAACTTTTCAGCTTCTGTTAAAACATCTCCAGCGTCATCTTGGAGTCCTTGAAAATCTCCAAAGACATCGTCAATTACATTACTTGGTGCAAGTTCATTAAATTCTTTATTGATTGTAAATCTTTCTAACGGAGAAATAGTTTTAGCTCCTGTGCTTGTTAGATATTCTTCTACAACATCTTTTACTTTTATTGCACCAGATTTAATTCCTTCTCGAGACTTTAATAAAATTTGTAATAACTGCTTTGTAGCCATTAATAATACGTTCTCTCTGTTTGTGGCAATG